AGCAAAGAGTAAATTTAAACGTTAATAATAATGTTATGCAACCTTTATATGGCTATAAAGAAATAGTTATCGTAAATAAAAATACTAAAGGAACTGAATACAGTGCAGGTCATTACGACATTATGTTTCAACCTGACGGTAATGTTTTAGCTCATGTAAGAGGTAGCTTTGTAGAAAATAATGAACCAGACTTTCCAATAAAAGAAAAGTTTTTTCTTGTTGAAGAATTACAAAGTGATGCTGTACAACAACATACGGTAGCGGATAAAGCAATTGCTAAAAAAATTAAAGAACAAGAAACATCTAAACCAACTTTAGGTGATATAGGTCTTCACTATCAAACAGAATTTAATGATATTATTTTTCCTTATCATATGGGAGGTCTTGAGTTTACAGATAAATTTGTAAAAGATATAGATAGTTATAATTACAATTTTAGATCTATAGGAGATCAAGACACTGCAGAGCAAGCAACACAGTTGGGTTTATCTAATATTATAGATGATATGGCAAAGTTAAAAAGTCGTTTTTTAGATGGTAATACTAGTAAAGATGCAATTGTATCTCAATTAAGTCAGAAATACGGTTTAAAAGAAAGATCAATTACAAGAAGAAGCATACAAGAATTAGATGAAGTTGACAATATCTTTGCAAATGTTTTAGGTGATTATGTTTTTGGAAAAACTGCTGTAAGAAAATTTAATAAAGAAAATGATAATGAATTTAAAGAAGATTTAATAAACATCTTTAAAGGTATAAATATTAATACTGGTATAGGAAAAGATTTAGTTCCAGCTAAACTATCTGATACAATTAGGATGTCTTTACTTGCTGTAATTAAAGAATCTAAAAATAACGGGGTAAATAAAATATATATTCCTACTCCTAAAGTTATATCTAAAGCTCATGATTTAAGTTTAGAGGCTGCTAAAAATACTTATAGTGATGGGGTTAGAAAAGTTTTAAGAACACTCAATAGTGAAACAAACGGTAAAATAAAATTTAAGAATGGAAATCCTGATAACATTACTTATTACGATGGTATTAATGAAACAGGAATAGAAATAGATATTACAGATTTTGACTTACCAGATAATCCACAGTTTAGATTTAACAGAGGTGGATTAGCTGCAACTCAAACAGAACAAATGATGAGTATGCCTACCGCAGGTGATCCTGCTATTATAGATCCAACAACAGGACAACCTTATAGTCCTGCAGCATCTATGCGACAGCAAGAAGAAATAACTCGTCAAGCAGAAGTTAAAGAAGAATTTGAAAAGTTAAAACTTCCAGAAGATATTCAAGAAGAAGTTGAAGAACAAATTAGACCTATGGCAAGACCTGAAGGTTTACCTAATGTTTATGAAAGTAAAACTGCTGTAGATAAAGTATTAGATTTAGGTTTTTTACTTAAACAAAAACAAAAAGATTCTAGAGGACTTAGTAAAGTTGTATCTGGGTTAGATGAAAATAATCCTGTACACCAAAAAACTATTAAAGGTTTTTTTGATAATGCAGTGGGTGGAGATACTGGTTTTGACCCAACTAAAGAAGCATGGTGTGCTGCTTTTGTAAATCATGTACTTACTGAACTTGGTGCAGATCTTATAGATTCTAAAGATCCTTATGATAAAATTAGGGCAAATAAATATAAAGAGTATGGTGAGCCTGTAGAACTTGAAAATATTCAAGAAGGTGACATTGTAGTATTTGATTTTGATAAGGATGGTACTGCAGATCATGTAACTTTTTATGCAGGTAGTAGAGTCACTGATCAGGGTCAGGGTCAATATATAAATGTAATAGGTGGTAATCAAGGTGGTAAAGTTTCTATCAGAGAAAACCATCCTTATTACGTATTAGATAATGTAGCAGCAATTAGAAGAGTTACTTATGATGGTGATGCATATAAAATAGCACAAAGTCATAAAGACTCTGATCCTATATTTAAAACTTTTTTGCCAGAAGAACATGAAGATTATGCTTTAAATTTACAAGGTAGCTATAATAAAGGTGGAATGACTATGAATGGACAAATGGAAATGGCATTTATGCAAGAAGGTGGATTAAAAGACGATGGGATGAAACAAGACCCAGTATCAGGTAATCCTATTCCTAATGGCTCTATGGCTAAAGAGGTGCGAGATGATATTCCTGCTCAACTATCCGAGGGTGAATATGTTGTACCTGCTGATGTCGTAAGATACCTTGGTGTAAAACATTTTGAAGATTTACGTAATAAGGCAAAAGAAGGCTTGCAAAGTATGGAGGCTAATGGTAGAATCGGTGGTGAGCCTGTTCCTGTTGGTGGACCTAAAGCTGCCCCTATGGTGCAACAACAGATGCAACCCCCCATGCCTCAAGCTCCTACACCATACAGTCCAGCACCTACACCTCCTCAACCCCAACAGATGGCTATGGGTGGTGATCTTTCTCCAGAAGAAATGCAAGAGATTAATTCTATTATGATGGCACAGGGTGGTATGGTTCCAACAGATCCATATCAACAACAACAAACACAGTATCAACAACCTATGGCAGCAGGTGCAGCTAATGGAACAGATATGTCTCCTTACAATAGTAATTTTAGTTTTTACAACCCACCCGGAATGTCAGCTAAAGAAGCTATAAGTACTCCTAATGTTTACAGTCCAAACTTTAGTTGGGAAACTCCTGCAGGTGGTACTGCTATTAGTACTACAGAATCTGAAGTTCCAGTAGAAAGTGAAGAGACTTGTAAAGCTAGAGGTTTAGTTTATAATCCCGATACTAAAATGTGTGAAGTACCTTTACCAACTGTTTTATCCACAAGAGATGATGATGGCATTGCCCCAGAAGATGAGGGTGAAGATAGCCCAACTTGGATGGATAGCTATGATTACACGGATTTTGATAATTTAGCTCAACAAACTTCTGCAGCTTTAGATGGACCTACAAGTGTAATAGGTGGTGTAGCTGAATTGTTACTTGGTGGTGGTGTTTTAGGTAAATTTGCAAAGGCATCTAATGCTGCTCAAGTAGCAGCTAATATTGCAGTGCTTAAAGCTCAAGGGCAAGATGTATCTGCCTTAACAAATAAATTTAATAGTTACATTAAAGATAATGATTTAACTCAATTTAAAAACTTTATTACTGGCAAACAACTTGCAAAGCAAATTAATGCTACTCAAATTGATGTACCGTTAGGTTTAGATGATACAGATGTATTTGGCAATAAAATTTTTAAAGATAAAGATGAGTTTAATAAACAAATGGAAAAAGTTGCACCAAAAGGTATGACTTATCAACCCGGAAAAGATGATAATGATACAGGAGCTTATGTAAGACCCGGCTCTGCTGCACCTAGCACTTCTCCTAGACCTAAAGGTGGTTTTGCAGCGGCTAAAGCTGCAGCTAAAGCTGCAAGTAATAAAGATCCCGGCCCATCGGGTGCAGAAGTAGCTGCTGCAGCTGCAAAAAAACCAAGTCCAAGTCCAAGCTATGCAAAGCCCTCTCAAGATCCTTATGCAGAAAAAAGACCTTCAAGCTCATCAAATCCATCTAATACTGGATCATATGGAAATGACGAAGCAGATGACTACAACGATGATTCTTCAGGAGTATACAAAGGCGGCTTGATGAAAAAGAAACGTAAAAAATAATAAGGCTACTCGGCTACGGCTGACCCCAACATAAGGAGAAATAACATGCCTGAACTAGCAGAAATGGAAACACCAAAAACTGCAGGATTCGTTGATCGTGGATACAATCACGCTAAACGTAAACAACGAATGGAAGAAGAAGCTAAGGAGATAGAAAAACTTGAAGCTGAAGCGAGGGGAGAAACCCCAGTAGATGAAAACGAAGAAGTTGAAGAAACTACTCAAGAAGCAGAGGCCGATACAGAAGTTAAAGAAGAAACGTTATCTGCAGAAGAAAAATCTTTTAAAAAACGCTATGGTGATCTAAGACGCCATATGCAACAAAAAGAAAAAGAGTGGGATGAAAAACTAGAAAGTTTACAATCTGCTAAAGGAAGTCTTACACCACCTAAGTCTGATGAAGATATTGAAGAGTGGGCTAAACAATATCCTGATGTAGCTGGTATAGTAGAAACTATTGCTACTAAAAAAGCACAGGAAATGTTTGATAAAGCTGATACTCGACTTAAACAACTTGATGAAGCTCATGCAGAAGCTCATCGAATTAAATCTGAAAATGAAATCCGTAAATCACATTCAGATTTTGATGAGTTACGTGAGTCAGATGATTTTCATGATTGGGCTGACGCACAACCTAAATGGGTTAAAGATGCCCTGTATGAAAATGCAGATGATCCAGCTTCAGTAGTACGTGTTATTGATCTTTATAAATCAGATAAAGGTCTTACTAAAGAAGCTAAAAAAGCAAATAAAAAAGCAGCAGCATCAACTGTTACTAAACGTAGTAAAACACAAGTAGATGTAGCTGATGCTAATGAAATGATTCGTGAGTCAGATGTTGCTAGAATGTCTGATAAAGAGTTTGAAGAACGTGCAGACGAAATTAACAAAGCAATGCGCAATGGTAAATTCGTCTATGACGTATCTGGTAATGCCAGATAAACTATTGACAAATAAAAAATCAATAGTATAACTAGGGAGTATGAAACAAAAGCCTCTTATGACTACCTTTTGTTTCAACTTAATTTCCAATAAAGTCTAAACTATAAAGAACTACCTGTTCAAGTATAGGCCCGTATATCTAACGGTTGGCCGACTGTTAGTATTACGCACCCTAGAAAACGATCAGCCTCTTATTGGTATTAGCTTTTAAGTAAGCCAACTATCAGGAGGATTTATCATGGCTTTTACAACTGCAGGGGGATACGGTAACTTACCTAACGGTAACTTTAGTTCCGTAATCTACTCCAAAAAAGTACAGCTTGCTTTTCGTAAAGCAACTGTATGTGGTGACATCACCAACTCTGATTATTTTGGGGAGATTGCTGCCCAAGGTGATACAGTTAAAATTATCAAAGAGCCTGAGATTTCTGTGAGCAGCTATGCTCGTGGTACTAATATCTCAGCACAAGATCTTGACGATGAAGATTTTTCATTGGTTGTAGACAAAGCTAATTACTTTGCCTTTAAAATTGATGATATCGAAGAAGCTCACTCACATGTGAACTTTATGGATCTTGCAACTAACCGTGCAGCTTATCGTTTGGCTGATCAGCATGACCAAGAAGTTCTTGGCTACCTTGCTGGTTACAAGCAGTCAGCTTTGCACACAGATGCCGATACTGTCAATGATCAAGTAAACGGTACTAAAGCAGTAGCCACTGCTGGTTCAGATGAATTGCTTTCAAGCATGAAACTGAAAAAAGGTGACTTTGGCAACATTACAACGACTTCAGCTGGTGATCACTCAATTCCAGTAGCTGCTCGTTTGCCCGGTGCCACTGCCCTTCCAACTGCTACAGCTTCACCAGCAATGGTTGTTGCTCGTATGGCTCGCCTCTTGGATCAACAGCAAGTTGATACTCAAGGACGCTGGCTGGTAGTTGATCCAGTATTTATGGAAGTACTTCGTGACGAGGATTCACGCCTCTTTAACGCAGACTTCGGTGAATCAGGTGGACTACGCAATGGTTTGGTCTTGAATAACTTCCACGGTTTCCGTGTATACACTTCAAGCAACCTGCCTTCAGTTGGTACTGGTTCAGGTACTACAGGTACTGCAAACCAAAACGCTAACTACGGTGTTATCGTAGCTGGTCATGATTCTGCTGTAGCAACTGCTGAGCAAATCAACAAGACTGAAACTTATCGTGACCCTGACAGCTTTGCTGACATTGTTCGTGGTATGCATCTATACGGCCGCAAGATCCTTCGTCCAGAAGCTCTTGTCAACGCCAAATACAACTT